TGTCTTGATTTTTAGGGTTGCTCACACGAGCGATGTATCCAATAGTCTTTTCAGCATCAGGTGTGACGGAGACTAAGCATACCTTCGTAGGGTCAGTCGGCATTAGTAATAAACCTAGTTAGTACAATCATATAAAATGCGTGCAGATAATTTAGTGCCTTTAATCCAAAGAGGTACGGCATTAAACCATTCCAACACACCATCAGAAGTAGCGGTCCAAGGAGGAAAACTCCAATGAACTTCCCGACTTGTTCGGGAGTGACTTCATATTCTTTCTTGGCATCATCAGAGTCTTCTTTGTTAAGACCCCTGATGTATGTCATTTTTTCTTGCCAGGAGGTTGAGGGTTTGGATTCCATAATTTAGGGGAGATGCGTCCTTGGGTTTGTTCAAACCTTTGAAACTTCTTCTTATACTTATCGTAGTAGTGATCAAAGATTCTACCTGTATCACCCATCGCTATATCATAGAGGGGATTGTCGTTCTCGTCAAGATAAGTAACAAGATACGAGTTGTTTGGAAGCGTCCGATCGTTACCTGCTTCTAGTGGCACACTCTCTTTAAGTATTTTCATTAAGCGTTCTGACTCCGACCACCCCAATTGATAGTTGGAAACGCTTCACTCACAACATTCTTTGTGATACGAAACTTCTTGTGCAACTTCTTATCTTTTACAAGACAAAGAACTTCTGCTTCATCTTTATGCAACCCTTCACACATTTGAATAAACATATTCTCACGTGTCATCTTGTTGATGTTTTCTGCACCACCCTTGATGAAGTAATAAAACTTACGTCCTTCTTTCTCTAGAAGTGTATGCTCTGTTCCTTGGGGTGCATCGTTTTCTCGGTAAGGTACTTCACCTTCTGGTACGATGGACTCTACAGTCTCGTCAAAGTTCCAGATGAACAGTGACCTGAGTGACTGTGAATTATTTTCTTGAAGGATTTTCACCTTCTCTGCTTTTGTTTTAGCGTTGTGTGCTTTCTGCAGAATTTCAGAAATCATAAGTTTAAATGCCATAGTTAAAAGTCTCCTATTTGTTGGAGCAAATCATTTAGTTCGTTGTCTACAAGATACTTCCACACGTACTTACGTGCAGGAGGATTAAAACTCTCATAGGTATCTATAATCTTTTCTTCAACCTCTTTTGGGATACAAGAAAAGTCTATCAGAGTTTTGTTTCTTTCGTAGTTCTTTTTGTTTTCCTCAGGGATGTAGTCTAAGTTCTGTACCCAGACATCGATCTTCTTACGTGCCAGAGGGCGCTGTCTGCGTCCTTCTGTAAGGCAGGAGTCGTCTGATAGGATGTTGGGGATTCCGTCGCTCCTATCGCCTTTGAGGATGTGCTCAGAGATATAGATGAGAGGGTCTACACCGTTCACATATTTCTTGAGGCAAGGATTGTACTGAGTAACAAACCTAAAGCGTTGTAGTTGAATGAAATCTTTATCACCAGATAGGATCAAAACTTTCTGAGCAGGTTGCATATTGTTTTGCAATCGTATGTTCTTAAGACCTTGGTCTTTAACAAGGATTGCGATGATGTCATCTGCTTCTGCTCCATCAACCTCAACAACTTTATAGGGGAGTGACTCTCGAAACTCATCCTTAAGTTTGTTCAGTAGATCGAAGATGTTGTTCCAATTGTGCTTGGACTTCTCTCGGTCTTTCTTTCTCGTACCTTTATAGTACGGATAGTATTCGCGTCTCCAGTAGTGTTTACTGTCATAGCAAAGGACTAACTCACCATACTCTTTCCGAAACTCGTGCCTGTAATTACGCAACGAGTTAAGGATCATATGGCGAACCAGTCCTTCTTGTAGTTCATCAGATAGTGACAAACTAACCATAAGGTTAGCGATCATTACCTGATTCATATCGACCAGGATCATAACTTAGTCGTCGTCTTCAACATCAAGTATATCATCGTTCTCTGTGAATCGCAAGTAGAGCAGTTCAGTCTGATCTACATTGCCTTCCTCATCCAGCATCTCAGGATGCGTAATTGACTTTGCGTAAGCAGCGTTATCAATGTATGCATCAATGTAGTCTTTCGCTGTCCAAGTTACCAGTCCTCCAATTAGGAATGATCCTATGATTGCGAAGACATATAATGCTGTTTCCATCGGTCTCTCCAAGTAAGGTGAACAAAGGGTGCAAGTTAGAGACCTCCTATAACGCTAAGGTTATTTATAGAAGACCCTGGGATCTAAACTGTGTGAGTGTTTCGTTACACCCACCAGTCCTTTTACCATCAACGATTAATTGTGGGAACGTAGCGGTACGACCAAACTCTTCCCAGAATTGTGGACGTGTGAAGTTGACATCAAGTTTTTGTTCTTGGAATTTCCATCCTTTCATCTCGTATAGTTTCTTAATCTTAACACAGAAAGGGCAACCGTCACGAGTGTAGATAATAGTAGTGTTAGGCATTGTCATTAGAGAATAAAAAAGGGAGCACTATGCTCCCTAGTATCTATTATGGTATGAAAAACTTAGAAAGCGTACTTAACTCCTAATTTACCACCATAACCAGTGTCAGCAACCTCATCTGTTAGGAATGAGATTTCACCATATACTCCAACTGCTTCTGAAACAGACAGTCCAAGACCTGCCTTACCTGAGAACTCAGTGCTACTCTCAGCACCGTCAACAGCGATTACAGATGGACCCGCTTGAACGTAATATGAAGCGCTTCCTGTGGCACCCTCGTACCCCACGTGAAGATCTGTGGTTGCAGATGTGTAATTAGAACCAGTCCATCCAGCGTTTGTTTCCACGTTGACGTAGGGTCCTGCAAGGACCGCAGATGGGGCAGCAATAGCAGTTGCAGCGGCAAGAGCAGCGAATGCAGATTTGATCATTTAAAAAAACTCCTTAATTAATAGTGTGAACGATTCGTGATGCGATACGATTCGGGCACGAATGATTATTTATACACAACATTGTTTAATTGTGTAACGGAAAAGGTGGGATTCGAACCCACGGATGCCTTCACATCGTTGGTTTTCAAGACCAATGCCATCAACCACTCGACCACTTTTCCTTGTATTGAAATAACCCAGAACGATCATACACTAAACGGTAGTTATCTGTCAAGACATAGTGTCCAGTTATGTCGCTACCATCACAATGGTAACCATAGGAGACTACGGACTCATAAACCCCATCAATACAGAACTTTTTCTGTTTATTCTCCAAATAAGAATGGTAATATTGATCAAGATTGAGCATTGATTTCTCCCAATTTTGTATGGCAATACTCTACTAATTCGTCACGATAATTTAAGAGTTCATCGTAACATTCTTGGTTGTGTGCACACGCTCTGAGTTTAGAGTCAGGTTTGTGCAGACTCTCTATCAGCAGTGTCATCCCCCGAATCTTTTGATCCTTCGTTGATGGCATCAATCGTGTCCTCCTGTGTCGGTTTCGTAACATTATATAGGGTTTGGTCCAATCTTGCAACCTCTCCCAAGGGTGATCTAAAAAACTTTCTAATCTTTTTAAGTTTCTGTTTCGCTTTCGCTTGATCTCCAGACTTGAGTGCTCCTTTAATAGCATCCAACTCCATCTTAGATTTCATAAAGCGTCTGTCCCAGTAATCCATTAGTCGGTATCTTTAATGATTATGTTGAACTGCCTCACCTGTGTAGGTTGATAAGCAGTCCTATTACTATACCATACCGTGCTCGTTTTGTCGTGCATTGATTGGTAGATTGCCATTCTAGCATTACGTTTGTATCTAGCGGTGGTAGCATCCCGTACAAGAACTTTCTTAGGTAGGTTCTTTTGACTAGGGAAGTAAGGAGACATTGGTTCATCACCATCAGTAACCTGCAATTGCTTAGGCGGCCACTGAATATTAAGCACATCATCTGCATCATATCTCTTACCGTAAGAGAATACTTGTGAGATTCTTACCATACCAAACCATCCATATCTATCAAACTTATACGCATCACCAGACTCATAGTTGTCCTGACGTGTAACTCTTATCCTTAGTCTGAAACGTAGTCCTTTCTGATCAGAGTAATCTGTTGCAAACACTACGTCATTACCTGCAGCGGTTTGTTCCAACCAATACTGATGGAATGATGTTGCAGTTCCACTCTCATACAAGAAGAAACTCTGGAAGACCTCATTCATATTAACTGCATACTCATTACCTGTAGTGCTCTGATTGTTTACCACAATCGCATCTGGTTGTCTAGGAGTTGTTATGTCACCATATGCACCAAGAGCAATGTCTTGAATCCTACCTTGGTTTTCATTAGGGTCGGGACACTGATCAGAGTTAACACCAGTCACTTTGAATCCTATCTTATAATACTCAGGACCAGACCAAGTAATACCATCAAATCCATTTTCATCTGTATTGAAATACTCATCCTGATCATCAATGAGTAAATCAAACTCATCATTAACTTTAAAACCACCACTACCCCAGTCTTCAACACTATCAAGGTACCATCTGACATAATAACTGTCTTTATCTTCAATAAGATACTTGAGTCTCACTGAGAATCCGTTCTTTGCGACGACATCAACGTAACCTACATCACCATCTTCGTATCTAAGTGCAATATCTTTACCATTAATGATCCTACATCTCTGTGATGCTCTGTCAGGATGATCCAAATAAACGTTTGCTGCTTGATCCACTACCTTATTTGTTATTACAGTTGTATAATCTTCCTTATCTGGGTCATCATCCAAGTGATTATTCCAAACAAATAACTGACCACTAGTAGGTAGACCACACGGTTCTGTAATCTCAGGACCTGATTGTGGTTGTCCCTCTGCTTGATCTTTACTGTCAGTTCCATAACTGTGTGACTGTGTAAGTAAATTGACAGTCCAAGTATTGACGTATGTACCTTCCGATTCATCTCTGATTGCGAATGCAGGAGATGCTTTTCCGTTGTAGTGTCCTGTGTCGATTGATTTAATTTTAAATACTAAGTTGTCTCCCTTCTGTACATCAAAAGTATGTAAGACAGCACCGATCGTTTTCCATTCAGATACTAGTGATTTCTCTTGATAGATTACATCACCATTCAATTTAAGTAACCAAGTAAACTTAGTACAGTCACCATAACCTGCAGTCATACCACCGTGTGATCTGATCGTTAGTGTTGTAGATTTTGCAATCTTAACTTTCTGTACTCTGTTAATACTATTTGCATAGTCACCTTTACATTTACCACACTCCCACGTGTCAGCACCTGTCTTAGGATGTTCGTGATAGGAACCACATTCTGTACGGACCAACATCACATCACCAAATGACCCCTTCCTAAATGCTTTCTTCTCACAGTCATCTTGTACGTTGATGTTTGCCATAACTGGTTGAGCAGGTTCAGAGAACACATAACATTCAATACCTTCGTAGTAGTATTCACTTTCACCATACCCTACTCTATATGATATACGAACATCATTATAGTCCTCATCACCATCGAACAAGTCTTCCCAATATTGCCAAACATTATCTGGCCACTTAGTCTGATCCCTTTTATCTGGATTCAATCTCCTGTCTGAGAAAAATACATATCCGTTTTGTTTAGGATGACTGTTCTCATTAGTAGTCCATCCAGGACCGTACGAATTATTATGTGGTGAGAATGTAATGTCTTGACCATCAAATGCACCACCATTATTACCATCAGAAATTATAAAGAACCCAAGATTACAAGGCATATAAGAATTGATCTCGTCTCTAGGAATCTTTCTATGGAAAGTACCAGATGCATCAGTAGCATTGTCTACTAGAACACGACCAAAGATAGGTTCATTGTCTGCGTTAGTTACATACCATCCAAATGTATTCTCATAGGAAGCACCACCACGTCGTATGTTAAGTTGAATCTTAAGTGCAGACTCAGCGGGGGTTTCAAACCTGAATATATTATTCTTGAGATTTGGTGCGCTCGCTACATTACCAAGTGATTCAATTGAATACTTATGATCATTACCCTCAAAACTATAGTACCGATGTAGAGGTGCAGGTTTCTCACCCTCCATCAGTTCTGAGATCATATCTTCTGCCTCTCTATATCCATAGAAAAGAATCTCATCACGTGGTTGGTAACCACCTTCATCTAGGTCACTACTCTCACCTGCAACATCAGATACTAACTGAGTGTCTTGTCTAGATGCTGAGAAGGTTCTATGTACTGAAATACTACGTCCTGTACTTGATGGAACTATGTTGCCATAAAATGATACACCTACCTGCTGATAACCTGCATCAGGTGTGTCTGAAAGACTGTACCTATGATCTCTGCCAATATTATTATTACCTAAGATAGAAAACCTTGCGTTGGCATCATTACCATCATTGTCTTTGAATGCAATCGACTTGTTGTCACCATAGTTCTTATCATTGTCAACAGAATATCCAGAACCAGATAGACCTGAGTAAGAAATACTATGGTCCCCAGGTGCGAGTGTGATTGCTATTGTCTGCTTTCCTTTCTCCCCAACTCTAGTAAAGGTAGTGCCACTAACAGTAATACTATCTACAGCAGTGCCTGCTGTTCTAGGGTTATCATCCCACTCAAAATGAAAAGATATTGTTTGAGAAGTATTACCAGTAACAGTTACAGTGTTGGCACCATTGAAGATAGCAGTCCCTGGAGTACCCATACCTTTTCTCATTTCAAATACAGGTGCTCTTTCGGTAACACAATTTCTGATACAAACCATATTGGTTGTACCATACGTTGCTTTAGGAACGAATGAATCACAGTCTGCCTGAGGTGGTTTCCACGCACCACCAACAAAGGGTCTGAAGAAACAATCAAGATGATTCTGAATACAATCTTGAAGTTCTAAGTTCTTATCGTTGTCGCATTCTACAGTAATTGGAGATGTATTAGTTGTCCCTGGTGGAGAGGTACAAACCTTACCACTATCTTCATCATCTGCAGTAGGAGGAACAAATAATATATCAGGAGTCAAAGGTGCTCCCAGTCCAAGACCAACAATCTGTGATAACAGAGGGTCCCACGGAATGTGAACAGGAGGTGGTAACGGTAACTCAGGATCTGTAGGAAAATTCTTTTGTAGAAGAGTACCACTGTCACCATAACATTGACCTAGAAGTTGTTCTACAACACCCACCAATGTATTGGGAGAAGCACCACCCCCAGGCGCACCAGTACCACCCCCTCCAGACTGGACTGCTTCTTGCTGTTCGCCAGAGTCCTCAGGATCACAATTTCTACTAAACCAATGGTCGTTTTGTATAGTCAACGTCTGTGTTAGGTACTCGTTTTAGGTATTTAGTAGCAGTTTCTTCGGGTGGATTCCAATGTCGAATGACTCCGCTGATAATAAAACAGTTAGTGATAAGATAACTGAGAAATAGAATGGTCCGTACAAGAACAATGTGGTTATCATATCGTTCTGTTTTGTCGTCGGAGAAACTCCCAAGTGAATACTTCCAGACATCCCAAATTTTTTTGATCATACAGTATCTATATGCCATAAAAAAAGACCCCTTTCGGGGTCTTGAATATCATATTAAATTGATAGTATCAACCAATAGAAGGTGCAATCAAAGCAACAGGAGTTGAATCAGCAGCAGCAAGATCTAGTGGGAAGTTGTGAGCGTTACGCTCGTGCATAACTTCCATACCAAGACCTGCTCTGTTAAGAACATCTGCCCAAGTTGGGATCACTTTACCACATGCATCAACAACCGACTGGTTGAAGTTGAATCCGTTCAAGTTGAATGCCATTGTGCTCACACCCATTGCAGTTGCCCAGATGCAGACCACAGGGAATGCAGCAAGGAAGAAGTGAAGTGAACGTGAGTTGTTGAATGAAGCATATTGGAAGATCAAACGACCAAAGTAACCGTGAGCGGCAACGATGTTGTAAGTCTCTTCTTCTTGACCGAACTTGTAACCGTAGTTCTGAGATTCTTGCTCAGTAGTCTCTCTGATTAGAGATGAAGTGACTAGTGAACCGTGCATTGCACTGAATAAAGAACCACCAAACACACCTGCTACTCCCATCATATGGAAGGGGTGCATAAGAATGTTGTGCTCTGCTTGGAACACGAACATATAGTTAAAAGTACCTGAGATACCAAGAGGCATCGCATCTGAGAATGAACCTTGTCCGAAAGGATACACCAAGAACACAGCGAATGCTGCAGATACTGGTGCTGAATAAGCGACACAGATCCAAGGACGCATACCTAAACGGTATGAAAGTTCCCACTGACGACCACAGTATGCTGTGATTCCGATTAGGAAGTGGAATACAACGAGTTGGAAAGGACCACCGTTATACAACCACTCATCGAGTGATGCTGCTTCCCAGATTGGGTAGAAGTGTAGACCGATTGCGTTTGAAGAAGGGACAACAGCACCAGAAATGATGTTGTTACCATACATAAGAGATCCTGCAACAGGTTCTCTGATGCCATCGATGTCCACAGGTGGAGCAGCGATGAACGCGATTACAAAACAAGTAGCAGCGGCAAGTAAGCAAGGAATCATCAAGACACCGAACCAACCGACATAGATGCGGTTGTCAACGCTTGTGACCCAGTTACATAGTTCGTCCCATCCTGAGAGGAGACCACCACGCTGGCGTGTAATAGTTGGACTTGAAATAGACATTGAAAAAAGGGTTAGGTAATAGTGCAGGGAAACACTGATAGATATTCCTGATGCACCCTCAGCAGCAGGTATGAGAGACGTAATTTATTCTCCCTAGAGGTCTCGGTTTAAGGGGAGCAGTAATAGTTGAGGAATTGTTTACATTCCGTAACATTCAACACTATGTATAATACATTGAATGTTCAAGATTTGTCAACCCCTTGTGCCAGTTCTTTTTGTGCCTTCTCCGCTTTGATATGACGGAGAGTTGCGAAAGCATAGTTGATCTCTTCCTGAGTATAGTTCTCAGGGTGCTTCATCGCATTAGTAATCAGACGTTTGGCGATCTTTTTGTTTGCTAGTAATTTCGGTGTCATAATAGTATTCCAGATAGAGTGATGATAATTCGTGTGTAAACAGTTCCGAATCAATTTGCTCAACTTCCATCAGTCTTTTATATTGCCCACTGCTCATAACCCAATCACAAAAATCATAATGTTTATTGGTAAGTTCTCCTTTCCAATTAACACATCTTTGCAATAGAGTTGCTCTGTACTCCATCATTTCATCGGAGTATCTCCAGTCATTAGTTACCATCGGGAACCATCCTAACGTTACAATAATATGGTACATAAGGTTTCGACATTTCGCAAACCTTTGTATAGAAATTACCCTTTAATTCCGATAAACCCGAGTAGTTTCTCAAAGTGACCCACTCGTCTTTGATTTGAACTTGAAGATTGAACTTTTTCATCAGCGGAGACTTTTGATAGTCGATCCAGGTAATTATATGTATAAGTGCTTCGTGGTCCTTCTACTCCCCAACCTAACCATCTGTATGCTGCACGATGGTATTCAGCGTAGGTACGACCAGGGATTTGCCACGTCAGTAGTGCCTGTTGAAATTGATATTCGTTCGACATATAACGCAACTGTCCCTCGAAAGACGATGGATTCAATCCATACTTAGCACAGAACATTCCAAGTCCTGCATAGCGTGACTCAGATGTCCATTGGATTAGACCATACCCTCCCTTGTGACAGTCTTGCCAGTCAACAAGGTCACCACCTTCACAAACATTAGGAACAAACTTTGATTCCTGTTTGATGTTTGCCATAACAACAGAAAGCGCCAGAGGATCTCTGATCCCTTGACGCTGCTGTAGGTACTGCAGTGCTCTCGATTCATTGAAAGAGCACGTTGCACAGATCCATTCAATCATTTGATAGAACTAGATAAAACTTCGTTTGATCAACTGGTGCGTTCTCGTAAAATGAGATGTCGCCATAAGTTTTGTGGTCTTTGTATCCAACCATACGACCTTTCGTATTTTGGATAGCACCCATCATAGCAATGATGAGAAAGACTGCAGGTGGTCCAATAATAAGAGCACCACCGATAACATAATACGTGAGAAGTTCAATCATTTCGTTTTTTAATAACGATTACATTTTCAGAGTTGACTACATCCAGACCGAACTCCAGATGGTCGTCGGGTTCCCAACACAATTCTTGATAGAGTGCATTGAGTTTTTCCATATCCTCCCATAACTGGTCTGGGTTCGGTGTCATAGTTATACGTTTCGTTGAACGTATTTATTCTATCAGAATAATCCGAAGAACATATGCCCAGTTAACAAATCAGAACAAGCAGCAGCGACCAAACCGATCATTGCTATTCTACCGTTCCAAGTTTCTGCCCAAACCTTTTGTGGTTCGATGGCGATTGCCTTGGCAGAGGTCTGTGTGCTCTGCTCAGGGACTGAGAATTGTGTGTTGGTTCTCATCCTAGAAAATTCCAGGGATGATTTGTCCAGTTGTAACGTAAGCGCCTACTGCTGCTACGAAACCGAGCATTGCTGCCCATCCATTAAATCTTTCTGCTTCAGGTGTCATTGTGAGTCTCCGATAGGGTGTTTAAGAAAATACGAACGGTAGTCCGTTAGTTGCTGTGTAACCTAGTACACAGAGGAATGCGATGTTAGGAAAAATTGATTTGATCATTAGACTAACCAAGGATTCCAAAGAAAAAGAAGTTTCCTGTTGCGATATAGGAAATCAAACCTGTAGTAAAACCAAGCATTGCTAGTCTACCATTCAGTTTTTCAGCAATCTCGTTATGAGTAACTGAAACATCCATAACCTGCATTTCAGGTTCTTTAGCGAAAATGTTTTGTCTTCCGCCTTGTTCGGTGATAGTTGTCATTGATCAAGTATTAAGAACTGTTACAATTATATAGGGATTGTAAACTTTTGTCAACCCCTAAGTCAGAATACCTTGATTACTGTGTCGAAACTGTATCACGTTCGTAGCAAGGGACACCTGCAGGGTCCAACCACTTGGTGTAATCGAAGTCTTCGATAGCAGTCATCATCTGATCCATATTGTCACAGTAGTACATCGTCTGGTAACGTTCTGTGTACTCATTGAACTTAAGGATCCTGCAATCTGGTTTGCCATTGATCTCTAGTTTTCCACAGGTAACATACTTGTAAGGATAGCGTTCGTGGATAAGGTCCATAGAATTTGTTTAACTGTTATCACTATACACATAAAAAGACCCTCTTGTCGAGGGTCGGTGTGCCACTTTAAAAAGTGGGTCCAATGTCTAGAGCAAGATTGTCTACAAAGAGTTCGTAATCCTCGTCTGGATCTCCAAAGAATTGGACACCAACAGACTCGTAATATTTGAACAAACGTTTGAATAGAGATGGGTTCTCGTAATCAAGCGCGATGTCTCCGTTAACAACATCCCTCAAATAATTGAGGTCTCTCTTACTGATAGGCATAATGCTACCTCGTACTACTAGACTATAAATCCCCGAAGGGAACGATCCAGGATGGATTCGAACCATCGACCGACTGCTTAGAAGGCAGTTGCTCTATTCCACTGAGCTACTGGACCTCAAGCATCTACTGTTTTTGTAGTTGAGCAATACGCTCTGCGATAACCTTCGCCCTATTAAATTCTTTCTCTGCTAGATGTTCGTGCATCTTGTCAATCAAAACCTCTATTGTAGATGTGAGAAATTGATTTTTAGAATCGTAATCATCCGTTTTAAAGGAGGACATTGTTCTTGCCTTCGAACTACAGAGCATACTATATATCAGGTTTACTCTGAAGTCAAGGGGTGTGGGAAGTAATCTTTTCTGTAGTACCTACCTAGAATGTTGGAGTTGTAGAAGGCAGGTTTTTTTGATCCGTCACACTCTGTGAGGACACCGTTGATGAAGAGTTGTTTTGTCTCTTCATAATTTGTTTTACCTCCCGTAAGGTGTAGGGAGAGTATCTCTCGTTTGAATGCTCCACGTCCGAGGAGTTTAATATCTTGAGTAAGTTCAGGACAACTGCCGTAGTATTTTTTCCAGTCGCTTTCAGTTGTAACTCTCCTAGTCTTACCTCTAGGTTTTCTTTTTGACCAGAAATACTTCCGTCCGATATATTGCTTGCCACTTTGAAGGTTTGTAATCCGATAGACAAAACCGAAATAAGGGTCAATGTTCTCAGATAGAAAAGGGGTTCCTTCAAATATCCAGGGGTTCTCATAGTCAATCGCAGATCCCGTCTTCGTCGTTGATGTCACGATAGGTTGTTTGTCTGTCATTATCCGAACTACTTATACGGTATGCATATGTATCGGAATAGACTTCGGACTTGAGTTCTGCTAGTGCTATCTCAATGTCGTGGATGAGTGTCTTTAGATTTTTCTTTTGCATTAGGTAGGTCCTGCATTGGTAATCCCCCAGTAACAAAACAAGGAGATGGATGAGAATAACATAAGTGCCTTGAGGTAAATCATTTGTTCACTTCTTCGGGGGCACCTATCATATCAAACTTTGAAATTCCGTGGTCCATTTTGAGGATACGCTCAATATGTCCCTTCACTTCCCAAGGAAATTTGGTCTCCGCTTCCACGAAGACCTCGCCAACATCAGGGATGTTTACTTTTTGTTTCCAGAGTTTCATTCGTCAATATGTAATTGGTTCTGTAGTTCTGCCCAGTCTTTCTCAAATCTCTCTAGACCATTGTCTGTCAAGATATGGTTGTACATTTTATTGAACACTTGATATGGCATAGTCACAATGTCTGCTCCTGCATCAAAACAACGTGCGACTTGGTGCACTTCGCGTACAGATGCAGCAAGGATCTCTGTATCTACATCGTGCATACGATAGACTCTAGAGATTGCTTGAACTAGTGATATACCTGAGAAAGAATTGTCATTCAGTCTACCAACAAAAGGAGACATCATAGATGCTCCTGCTTTTGCAGCGAGGATTGCTTGTGAGACTGAGAAAATTAAGGTTACGTTTGTACTGATACCATCGGATGAGAGATCACTACAGGCAATCAGTCCCTCCCTTGTACAGGGAAGTTTAACTGTGACGTTGGGGGCAATACTATAGTATTCATTTGCTGCTTCAATCATTTCTTCTGCTGTATCGCCCATAACTTCTGCAGAGATTGAAGCATCCCAAGAAAAAAGATCACTGATTTCTTGGATCACGTCTCTAGGTTTCCTACCTGCCTTCAACATAAGAGAAGGGTTAGTAGTTACACCATCAATGAGACAAGTTTCCATTGCGTGATGGATAAGTTCGGGGTCCGAACAATCTAGGAAGATTTTCATTCGGGTAGTACCTTATTATATTAATATTATATATCCTAGCATAAAAAAACACCCTTGAAAAGGGTGTGCGTTTCACGAAGTTATTTGACCGAAGTGTTTTGATTGAATGACAAGTTTATTTTACACCATTTGGCATAGTACACTCCCCGATAGCAAAGAAAGGCGAAGACCTTTTCGGGATTGTGTTTATTCTCGTCATACTCTGGCAACCCATAATCTATTGAGATCTTGAGTCGCACGGTCCTAACCCCACTGGTGCAAGAATTTTACTTCTGCATAGATTAAGGTTAGGAACGTGGCAGATCCCAATGTTATGAGTCCCACCACCATTAGCGGTGATGATAGATCCATCTTAACTCTTTGATGCGAACTTGCGTTCAACTTTGACGCCTCTGTACATCAAATCGTGGTTGCGGTTTGATGATGCTTCGGCAAGTACCTTTGCTTTGTACTCTTTGGCGTTATACTTAACGCCTCTATACGTGATAAGTTCCATTTGGTTACTCCTAAAGTAGTTGGATTTTTAGGTCCGTTCCTTTAGTCGTTTGCGTCCCACGGACACTCAGGAGTTGATTCCTGAATGGTTTGAACGATCTCAACCTTTACCTGTCTAGATAACTGTTCGTGCTTAGCAACTCTACCTATCAGTACAGCAGCATCGACACAATGGAGATCTGAATACGCTAAAATCATTAGATGCATTAACATAATAATGGTCCAAACATAGGGATGAACGCTCCGTTCCGCGACTTACTTGCGTCTCTTGCGAGATGAACGTATGGATATGATAACATATCCTGTATTATTTAGCAATCTTTTTCTTTTTGTTACGCTTCCTGTTGGTACGGTACTGCGTCTGCGTGCCTATGCCCTTATCTCGTTTAAGATCCCGCTTAAGTTGCCCGAGGAACTTGAGATGTAATTTAAATTGATTATGCATCGATAGTCATTGTATTGCGGATTACTGCTCGCGTGAAAATTATGACCGTCAAAGATAACAAACCTCCCTTGACGTGGTTCGATCTTAGTTTTCATCGTCAGTTTTTTACGTGATCCATCATACGTTTCATTGAAGAAGAACGTAGGACCATCCGAGTCATTCACATAATACAACAACGTCATATGTGGAAAATCATAATCCACGTGTGGTGTATGGTATAAATGCTTTGACTCTTTCCTAGTTAATAGATTGATTTTGATACGTCTGAACTTTTCAAAGTCTCCAAGTTCATCGGAAAAGTTTTCAGATATATGTTTCCACAAAGGTTCGACAACAATATCCCAAGCGTGTTGGGAAGAGATCTCTCCTTGATTGTTTACTACTGTGTGTTGAAACTGAGGATCCTCCCCCGACATTTCATCGGGGATAGAATCATTGAACTTAGGATCATACCCAGTTGTTTCAGTAATCATATACCAAGGCCAATAAGGACTATTCAATAGTCTTGCCTTGATGGGTTCCGACACAGAGGTCGGGACTTCACCAATAAACATAATTAAAGTTTGAATCCAGAGAATGTATCTTTTTTGATGTCTTGTTTAATTGCTCCTACAACATAGGATTCAATCTCAGTTTCCTGTGGTGCATTCTGTTGACCTTTAGAGTTCAACCAATGATTTGTCCAAGGAAGTGGATTGTTTCTAGCAGGAATATCGTAGATAGGATCGATACCGATTGCCTTCATCCTACGATTAGCAGTCCACTCAACATATTGTCCGAGAAGTTTAGCATTGAGTCCGATCATAGAACCATCTTTGAACAGATACTCTGCCCAATCTTTCTCCTCTTCTACACAACGTTGGAACATTTCCAAGACGTTCTGCTTTTCTTCTTTGATGATGTCGATCATATCAGGATCGTCACCTTCCTTCCACTTGTTCAAAATATTCTGAGTAAGTACAAGGTGCTGTGACTCATCGCGTGCGATAAGTGAAATGATCTTAGCAGATCCTTCCATCTTTTTAAGTTCACCAAATCCAAAAGAGCAAGCGAATGAAACATAGAAGCGAATACCCTCAAGGATATTCACATTCATAACTGCTCTATAGAGTCTACGCTTGAGTTCTTTCTTCTCCCAGAATGCAGAAGGAGAATCTTTCCAATCTGACTTCCACCAGTTGCCTTGTCCCCATTCCTGTGCGTAGTTGATGAACTCATCATATGCTTCAGTCACAGACTTAGCACGTGCGACGATCTTCTCGTCATCAAGAATAGTATCAAAGATCTCTTCAGGGTTTGCATAAACATTTTTGATGATGTATGTGTAAGAGCGACTATGGATCATCTCCATAAACTCCCACGCAATCATCGCAGACTCAAGTTCAGGTAGTGAGCAATATGGAATGAATGCCATTCCAGGACCACGACCTTGTACAGAGTCCAAGAGGATCTGGTACCTTAGATTGCTAGTAAAGATGTGCTTCTGTGCATCAGATAAGTCTTGAAAGTCAGAGCGATCCTTCTGGAGAGATACCTCTTCGGGTCTCCAAAAGAATCCTAATTGTGAATTGGTTAGTCTATCAAACACAGGATACTTAAACGCATCATATCTCTGGACACCAAGAGGTTGTCCGAAGAACATTGGTTGCTTTTTTGTATCGTGTTTCGTTTTATTAAATACTGTAATTTTGTCGATGCCTTTCTTGGGTCGTTGATCTCCTTCGGAGATTTTAAACTTTGCAACTGTCACAGTCTTCCTCTGCCTCCAATAGTTCGTTTACTAGTTGATCTACGTTGTTTGTGATTTGCACTGTTGGTTCTTCCTCACCATCTTTCTTATTGTCATAAGTGTTCTGGTAGTAGGATGTTTTCCAACCGTATTTGTATGTGTTCAATAGGTCCATTGCCATAACGGAAGAGGGTACTTCGTTATCGGGATAATTTCCTGGATTATAACTCCAGTTGCCACTGATTGCTTGGTCAAAAAACTTTTGCATCACAGCGACGATTTTAA